CCATGCGTGGATTGTTTGCCATGTCGCTGACCAGCTGCTCGTATGTTGTATCATCTGGTCCGATTGGAAACAGAGGAAGTTCACGCTTCTCTTTGTCGGTGCTGTCTGGTGTGAGAATCGACGAAGCTTTGTCCAACACTTCTTCTGCGCTTTGTCCACCGACTAGTCGGCGATAGATTGCATCTGCATCGTGTGGTCCTCTGTCATGAACGCGATGCCATGAAAGTAAATCACGAGCCGGCTTGAGTGACATGCCTTTGCCAACCGATGGGCCAGCTACCAGAAAAAGGAACATGTTAGGATAAACCTTAAAGCCGCGCAACGGAGTCCAAACTCTGCGCTGCAAGGCGGCTGAAACCATACATCGAAATGACCAGTCGATAAATGCGTCTGGTGATTCGATGTCACGCAACATCAAACGATAATGGTCTAGGTTGGTCATGCTAAATTTTAACCTCCTTCAATCCAGCTGGATTCTTCTTTTCGTGCCACGATCCCCAATTCTTGCCGACGCTTGCTTCGCTACGCATGCGAAACTTCTCGCCGCGTGGTCCAGCCATCTCAATCTCTATGAACTCCTTCATTCGTTTGGCGCACTCCGTGATCTCTGCATCAGGAGCTTGCACGAGATATGAATCGTGACAGTTGTTGAGAATTGTCCAGTCAAGTTTGTGTTCCCAGATGTGATCTTGCATTCTAATCACTGCCAGATTGGTGATGCATCCAACAGTGCTCTGAGGAATGAAAGCATAAGCCTCCTTGATATCAGCTTTCAACGAGCGAAACCTGCGAGGATAGCCGAACAAGTTTCGCAGTTCGCCTTTAGATTCGAGCTGAGTTTGCACGTAACGGTGAAACGTGTGCAGCTCTGGAAATGCTACGTCACGATACGTTGAAAGAAACTTTGCACCTTGTTGCGGCGTTAGCGAGACTTTGCCACCAGACTTTGCCAGCAGATTCTCCACAAACGTTCCCTCCATGATGCCGTAGTTTCCGCTGTGGCATGTCTGCTTGTAGAAATAGTAGTAGCGTGTCGCTGATGGGTTGTTGTCGCTCGCTGCAACTGCTTTCGCAAATGCTGGCCATTGAGGATGTGCCTTGAGTTCAGCAATGGGAATGCGAGCAAATTCACGCACAGCTGGAAACTGTGCCTCCCAATGTTCAGGAAAGAACACGCCGATGTAGACATGCGGCTTGATTCCGTTTAGGAACAAGTCACGATACCTACCGGGAGGACACAGATAGGCGACAATCAAAGCCTCTGCGCCTGCTTGGTCAACTTGACAGAACGAATAGCCTTCGTCGGTGATTGCAAGAGTTCGCAATGACTTCTCCCAGTTCTGGCAGTTAGTCCCGTATTCAGGTCCATACAAAGCCTGCTGAGTCTTGCCTTTTGGAAACAACTTGCCACTGCCAAGACGGAACGTGTTGGTTCTAGCAAGTCGAAAACAGGTGGTGAATCTGCTCATACAACAAACCTATAGTTGACTTCCCAAGGTGAACACACAGAGTTCAAAGCCTCCTGCAAGGCGGCATAGCATTTCGGTGAACGCTTGTGCATTGGTCCAGTCCAGTCAGATTTCGCAATCATCGGATCAGGGACAACGTTTGCAAACGACGGCTGAATGTGTTTTCGGAACCAATCGAACTCTTCGTTGAGGTGATCTTTGTAGACCTCTAGCAGATAGTCCTCGTAGAACGACGACACATCCATACAAGGCTTGAGCTTGACAGGAATGAAGAACACATTCTGCAATCGTTGAAAGTCTTTCGACTCGCCAATGTGGTAGTGACGACCGCGATCTGTGCCAATCAAGAACACTGTCTCACGGCAACGTGAAACGAAGTCTCTGTTCAACAGAGGTGGAAGTTGGATTGGTGTGTTCAACTTGAATTGGAGTTGGGGGTTAGACATAAGCCTGTTACAGAGGAAGATTCAGGTGCATTGTCCACTTGCAATACTTCGACAATTTTATTTCACCTTCACGATTCGGATGATCCTTTATCAACGCTTCCTGTGGTGACAGTGTTAAATGTTCATTATTGTAATAAACTCTTGATTCAAGTTTCTTGCCACAAGGCAAAACGCAAATCGCAGCTTGTATTGTTTGATCGGTGTTATAGTGATACATAAGCCTTCTCGTTCCACAGATTAAGGTTTGCCAGCATGGAAGTCTCTTTCTTCACCTCAGCATACTTCAATCGCAACGCAATCATCGGATTGTGTATGCCTTGTTTCGACAGTGCAATGCTCAACTTCAACATTGCCTTGGTGTCAACAGCATCCTCACCGGTGTCAGTCTTTCGCGGACACTTGTATCCAAGCCACTGATAGAAATACTTCGCCGCCTGTTTGTTGCTGCTCAACAAGCCAGCTTCGCTTTTTCCTTGCAGCGTGGCATAGCCAGCTTGTCCGACGAGAATCTTTGCGATGCGCAAGAGCTGCATCAAGTAACGATCATTCTCTGTCACAAGCTCAGACAGACGCTTTTCGTCTGCACGTATGCCTCGCAAAGCCGCAACTAGATACGGATAAATCATTCGCTGCCCTTGCTCAATGCTGGCGGCTAAGCCAGCGTCAGCAGCGCACTCTTTGTCAAACGCAGCTTTTAACAGCTTCATCGCGTGAACGTCCTTTGCGTTGTATTGCCACAGTTGCAACTCTTGCTCAGCTGTTCGAGGATCGAACACACCCTCATCTTTGTGGTAAGGCTCATCAGTCAGAAGTGACAAACAGTGGCCAAGAGATTTCTCAGCCTCCGGCCACAGACGATTCATCGAGATCATCGTATCATACAGACGACGACCAAATGGAATGCGATAGTGGTGTGCTAGAACAAGCCAGTCAAATCCATGTCCGTTGTGCGTCACACAAAGATTGTCTCGCATTGCTGTCCCGAGAGCACGACATATCTTGGATAGCTCGGAGATTGTGTAGCTCGGTCTATAATCGAATCTGCGAAAAGGAACGACGAATGTTTCGCCTCCTTCAAAGCTGAAGCCAACGCATGTGAGCGTTCGGTTGAGGAGAGTCTCGATGTCCAGATACAGCGTAGAGTTCTTCGTGCTTTGTAGCACAGATATAACATCTGCTGCTGGTGGATATAGTCTAACGACTGGCGGAACAGATCGTTGAGTTCCTTCGAGGAGAATTCGTGCACACTTTCGTGTGTCTTGCTCCAGCCAGAATCTGAAGTTTCCACGACGAGTCGCACCCTTGTGGCTTTTAGCTTCATCATCGTCGCTTTCCTCATCATCATCAGCAGTTCCTCGAAAGTTAGAGTTGAGTCGTTGTTCATAGGGTTGGAAATCGTGTGCGTCTTGTGGTGTGAAGGAAGAGATAAAGACTGTGCCGTTGGCACTGACATGCGGCGAACCTCGCTGTTCTTTGAGTGAGTTCGATGGATTGAACCACTCATGCTGTGCAACTTCACCTAGACAGAACACAACCCTCGTGCCGCCTAGCAGCGGGTCAGTGCAGTTGCTGGTGCGAATGTCGCAGTGAAAGCGTAGAACTTTGCCTTTGGTGAAGTTGCGCAACTTGTCGAAGAACCACGCTCCAGCTACACCAGATAGAAGCTCACGAGTGTCAAAGCGCGAAGGGTTTGACATGATGATCGTCAAGCCGCAATACGGAAGCTTCGGCTGGTGGCGAATTGTTGGAGAGGTGGAAGACATTATAGAAAGTGTCCCGAATTATTTATACTTGCTCGGGACCACACAAGAGTTACCTCATCAAGCCACCGGCATCACAACAGAAGACTTGCTGTCGACTGAGATGATGACGCGTTCATAGCCCTTGATCGTAGAACCATCCTCACGTTTGAGCGGTTCTGCATCTTGCGGCTTCTTACCAGCAGCGATCTCTTCCTCAGTCAGATCACCGCGCATGACATACTCGTTCGAGCCTGCGACAACGTTGGCAACCTTGCCTTCGAGTTCCATCGCAACTTCGCCGGGATTTTCCGTATCGACACGCTGGTCAAGCCCGAGGATTTCCTGCAACTTGAACAGACGATACGCCGCCTCAGCAGTCAGCGTGTAATACTCAGGCTTGAGTTTCACGCCGCCGATGGCGTAGTGTTTTCCAGCCACACTGACAGTATCTTTCCACTGTCCGTCAACCAAAGCTTTGCACAACTCCCACGTTACAACGAACATGGGATTGCCTTTGGTGCTTTGCTTGAACTCACATTTCTGAATGCGTGCGGCGTAGATGCCACGAGGCAGACGAACCTGAGAGTTGATGACTTCGGGTTGGTTAGGGTTAGACGCAGTAGGGCGGAGCATTGTGGATGACATATGTTTGTTTGTGTTTGTGTTTGTGTTTGTTTTGTTTTACCGAATGGCAGTAAAGATGCCAGCTTTTCACGCAACAGCGCGGGAAATTATTTTGATTGATAGTAAGAAGCAATCCGTTTGACTACGAGATCGAGATCATTGTCGACAAGAAACTCTTTCTCTCGATCGAACATTCCGATCGGAGACTTAGCTTCGCTGAAGCCATCGTTGTTCGTCACGAACTTGTAGTCCATCAACTTTGTGGTGGTGTTGCGGCGAACAGAAGTGTGAAGCACAATCGTGAACTCTTTCTCAACTTTGCCTTCCCATTCTTTGCCAGCGACTGCGGCTCGTTTGGTGTTGAATGCAGAGCCGTCAGCCGTAGCGATGTGCAGAATCTCAGGCAACATGATGCCGACAAATATCTTGCTGTCAGATCGCATCAAGTTCAACACAGACCGAACGCCTTGGTTGTAGCGCGAGTAGATGTCGTAGCCTTTGTAGGCTGTGCGGCAATAGTCAAGCATGTTCTCGAACAGCTTTGACAAGCTGTCGATCACGATGACTTTGATTGCGGCGTTGCTCTTTCCGTCGTTGATTGCTTTGACACACTGTTCAAGTGTTGTGACTTCGATGACATGAGGAAACGGTGTGCGGAAAGGAAAGCCTTTGCGTTCAACGTCGATGATCAGTGTTGTTGCAGGATCAAGCTTCTGCATCGAAGTTGATTTGCCTTCACCCGACGAGCCGACGATTAGTATGTTTGGTTGGTTCATGACAAGTTGCTTTTATCGTATGTTGGTTTGAGTTTGGAAATGTCGTGCTTGAGTTTCTCAAAATACCAGAATAAGTCGTCATGCTCCTCTTCCATCGAGCCTACAACTGGAAACCTCTTCATCAGAAAATCTCCGCCGTGTTCCTTCTGTCCTTTGCGAAACTTAGTCACACGCCGCAAGACGCTGTCAGCTAGAACTTCTGACATCCAAGTTACAGTTGCCGGCTCGAACAGCTGCTCGATGTTCTCGGTTTCTTGGATGAGAGATCGAATGTGCTCGGTCAGCTGAACATTTAACTGACGAATCTTCTGCGATTGTGCTGGTGTTATGGGAGTGCTCATGGCTCTAATGGATTGTATTCGTTGTCACGGACAAATTGCGTTTCGAGAATCATGCTAGATTCTTCATGCGAACTAGCTGCACAAGTGTCGAAGAACTGACACTTGCGGCCATAACCTTCTGATTCACAGGATGCATTGATCAGTCCAGTCATTGGCAAATTGTCTGCACCTTCTGCTCGATCAAGCTGTTTGCACAGATCGAGCAGCAAAGTCTTCACGGTTGTCAGCCGCTGCTCAGAGATTGTGAAAGCCTCGCTGGTTTGGAACTGACACTTCATCACCTCAGGCGCAAGGAAGATGCCCTCAATAAATACGTGCCGCGACGGCGCATCTAGCCAGAGTTTTGCAAGCGTGCTGTTAGACTGCTTAGTGCGAGCCAGCTCTGCTGTCATAGTCAAGCCAAGGTAGTAGTAAGCAAGCTGCATTGACAGACGATACTTGTCGAAGTATTCGTTTGGCTTGGTGATTGAAGTTGTCTTGTAGTCACGAATTGCAATCACACCGGGATTGTATTTGTGAACACAGATGTCATCGACTGTGCCGCACAGAACTATCTGCACATGCTCGCCTTCGTAGAATGGAACCATCCACGACAACTCAGTTGCCCAACGATCTCCAAGTTGAACAGTCTGCCAATCGCTTGAGTTCATAGCCCAAAGCAAGCAGACTTGCTTGAAGTAGTTGAGATCATCGAGATACTCTTTGCGATACTTTGTGTAGATAGACTTCGATGCTCGAATGCTCCAGCCTTTGGCGATTGCTCCATTCAACTCTTGTCCATTGCGTCGATACTCTGCAACAAACTCGTGGAAGCATGAGCCGAACGTGATGTCGTTACCTTCCATTCGTTCACGATAGCCGCTGAGAATATAACCGAGGCGGCGAAGACAAGAAGATTTACGGACGGCAGAAGAGTTTAATTTGATTATTCGTTTTGACATTTGCGTGTGTGTGTGTGTGTGTGTCACTTGCTCATCAATGATTGAAACGCTTTCAGCTTGTCAAGCGTCAACTGTCCACTCAACATTTGATCTAGCAGCGCTTTGTTAGATGCTTTGGCTGTCGATGCAGACGGAGCACGTCTTGGTGCGATTGTGTTTGCTGGTGTTAACAGACCACTTGCTGGCCGTGTAGTAGCGAAGTAAGGCGACAGCATTTGTTCCAGCTCCGCATCAGGAATTGCTTCAAGCCCCTCCGGCGGTAGGTCTAAAAGTTGCTCTACTGTCATAGTGTTGTGCGCTTCAAATGAATCTCAAACTGCGAGAGCTTGACGATAGTCACCGCCATGTCAGGCGGCATAAGATCACACATCGTGCGAATCTCAGCCATCATAGTTCCATCCAACGCAAACCCGTCAGTCAATCGAAGCTCCTGTTTGTCAAGATCTTCAAAGAACTTGTGCAACTCTTCTCGCCAGTTGACACTCGTTGCGTCTCGAACTACGAATGCATCCGATCGAGCCGCCGTCTCATAGATTCGCGTGCGTTGTGCATACAAGTCTGCGTTCTCAAGGAAGCAAAGAACCACACCTCGCTGCGTCTTGCAGAACTTGGTGCGTTGACGAAGTGATTCAAGCACACCCTTCTCGTCTAGCTTGTCGATGCAGTAAGCAAAGCTCTGCTGACAACGCTGATAGACAGTCTCGATCTTCTCTTTTTCCAGAGGAAGAAACTCTTTGTCTTTGCCGTCGCGCAGCATTGCAATCAGGTGAGGAAGAAGTGCCTTGCCAAATGCTTCGCAATAATAAGCCGGCGGCTTGCCTGAATAACGCGATCCATTCACAGGATCAATCTGTCCACGCCGCCGCTGTTTGGGCAGTGAGCCTTTCAAAAATTCAGATGGAGATGTAAGTGTTCCAGTTGGCATAGCGTGAATAAGTGATAGCAATAACCGTGCCAGATATGTTAGCACTAATCCAAATCCTGCACACCAAGAACCCTCTTGCGCAAGAAGTATTGTTGAACAGAGCGATAGTTGCCAGACTTGGAGATTGTGTCACGACGTGACCAGAGATACTGTGCATCTTCCTCTGTGCCACCCTCAGCTCGTGTAATTAAATCGAAGTCCTCACGCGAGCGTTGCTGAAAGTTCTTGAGCACAAGCTTGAACGTCGACAAGCGATAATACAAGTCAAGTCGAAAGCCTCCGTGCTCGTAGTTCAAAACACTCTTCAAGTCTTTGTGCGTTGCTGCAACTATGCGGCAGTTGATTGATTCGTCAGTGTTCGAGCCGACACGTCTGACAACACGATTCTGAATCGCTCGCAAAAGTTTGGCTTGCAGCACGTAAGGCAGATCACCGATCTCATCAAGGAACGCAGTGCCATCGTGCGCTTCAAGCAACAAGCCAGCGCGATCGCTGACTGCACCAGTGAATGAACCTTTCGTGTGTCCGAACAACTCAGACTCAATGAGGTTCTCACTGATTGCTGCGCAGTTGATTGCAACAAACTTGCCAGAGCGATTACCATGCAACGCTTGCGCAATCAACTCTTTG